GTCGGCCTTCGTTGTTGGCCCGGAGGATTTCGGTGCGGGCGATGGTGTTCGCTCTGGACCGGCGAAGTTTCGTAGCGTACTTTTCGGTGTCTTTGCCGACTCGTTCAATGATCTTGTCGGCGGAAACTCCACGTCGCTCAAGTTCGGAGGCGACTTTCGTGGCCCGGTTCACGACGGCCTGTTCGTAACGGGCTGTCAGACCATTCACGTTAGTCCCGAACAGGTTGCGGACAGCCTGCGCTGTCGTGCTGGACGGTTCAACCTTGTTGAGTGCGTCGATCAGGGGTCGGGCTGTCGAAGATGGTGTTCGTCCAAGGGTGTAGGACTGATCGACCACCTGCCGGAATGTTTGCTGTTGGTCCCGAGTCATGTTTGTAATCAGGTTCCCGGCTTCAGCCTTGGCCCATTCCTGCGCTCGTGGGAGGTCATCGCCGAGGCCCCAAGAGGCGATCAGTTGCGACGGGGGTGGTGTCTCCGCCTTCCCGATCTTTGCGAAGCCCCTAGAGACGATGAGGGCTATCTCACGAGCCGCTAGTTGTGCGGACTGGAGGAACTGTTCTTCGAGGACCTGTTCGATGCGGGTGGAGTACCGGACGAAATGGGCGAGGGTTTGCCGGTTGTAACTGGCGAGGTCCTGGTTTGTTGGTTCGGCGGGGATACCGGGCGGGGGCATCTCTGCGAACATCTGTTCGATAACAGCCCGGAGTTGTTTCTCTGGATCGGACAGTACGTTGCCGGTCGGACGGAACGCTTGCTGACCGACGGGGCGGGCTTTGGAGAGTGGGAGGCGGAACCTGCCGGTGCGTTTGCCAACCGTGATGGCGGGCCGCATGGTTAGACCTCTTCGGCCTGGCCTGTTGGAAGTCCTGCCACACCCCGCAAATAGTTCTCTAGGTTCTGGTCGGGGAACAGCGGTGCGCCTGCCTGAGCGAGAGCCCCGATGAACTGTCCGAGTTGGCCGAGGTCGATGGTCTTTGGCGTGGTGAACGTGAGGACCGGCGACAACTCTTCGCTGACACCATTCAAGCGGAGCAGGCGAGGGATGGCGTGCTGGTTGAACACTTCAGAGATTTCCGAGAGGTAGGCGTTCAGGCTTCGAGTGAACAGTTCGATCTTGGAGACGGAGAGAGCCTGAGTGCCGACCTTTTCGTGGCCGAGAAGCAGGAAGTCGGCGAGGACGGTCATTGCCATTCGCTGGTCGTAGCGGGCGATGATTGCGTCGGTGTCGAACTGTCGGCCCCCACCGGACGAGAGCAGTTTCAGTTCGTAGGCGGGCTGTTTGGTGTCGGGGTCGTATGCCATCGGGAACACTACGCCCTCTTGCTCATCCCGTTTGATATTGCGGACGATCTGTTTGATTGCGTCGAGGGCGGCACGCTCGTCTGCGGTCGCCCCGTTGGAGAGCAGTTGCGGGGGGACGAGAGCAACCGGAAGTCCGGCGAGGTCACGCTCAACACCGATGGCTTCGACCTCTTGAATACGACGCTTGTAATACCACGGGACGAAAGCGTTGCGGAGGACGGAACGCCCCTGCGGGTTGTTCAGTTTCGAGGTGGTGCGGAACAGCAAACACTTCTCGATGGGCAGGTAGACCTCAGCCTTTTTCATGGCGTAGGGGTCCATCTGGTAGGCCCCCTTGATCCCGCCGTTTGTGTCGAGGTCCCAACGCTGGATCGTCTCTTGGTTGCGGGCTGGCAGTTTGCGCCAGGCGATGCGCCCGTCGTTGTAACGGGAGCGGGTGCGGGCATCGTTGGTGTATCCGCCCCGACGTTTGTAGACGATTTCGTGAAGCGAGAAACCGAACACGAGGAACGACATGATTGAAGCGAGCGTGTCTACCCATGATGCGCTCATGTCGGTCAGACATTCCGAAATGAACTCTGCTTCCCGAACAGCCGCCTCGTTTGCGTCGTCAATCGGTTCTACCGACCAGTCCACGCTCCGAATCATCATCTCGATTGAATGGAGCATCGCCCCGATTACCGGGTCGTTGTCCGCCATTTCTCGATAGTTGGCGTAAGCCTGTCGGCCCTGGAGTTGGCGGAGGAAGTCGTCACGGATCATTCCGCCGTTCTGGACTAGGCCGGATGAGCCGATTTCCATGTAATCGGTAGAGGTCGGCTTAGCCTTTGTGACTTCGGCGGGGTCCATCGGTCGGATGTTAGCCGACAAGGTGGCCTGTTTGGTGTTGGTGGAGGCTTATTTCAGGCGGAGCGGATATTCGCACCCGGCGTTTCCGCTCGTCGCATCAAGTGACAGTTCGGGCGGACCGGCGATTTGGAAACCCCATACGTCGGCTTGGGCAAGCACCTTGTCCATCCCGGTCAGGGTGACGGGTTCGGTGAACGGCCCACAGACCCCGGCTTCGACCATCCGATAGACGAAAGTTTGGTAGGAGGGGACGGGAACGTAGTGGGGCTCTTGTCGGATGACGACAAGGCTGTAATGGCTGGTCGGTGTCATTCTTCTCCTTCGGTGTCTTTCCAGTAGAACCGGATGTATTGGTCGATGCGGTCGCCGTAAGCGTCGGGGCCGATGTAGTGAATGTCGAACAGGCCGGGCTCTTCACCGTTTTCGATGGCTTTGGCGGTGTCGAGGATGGCGGTCATCTCAGCAAACATCCGGGTTTGGCATTTGACGGTGGCCTCTGGTGTCTTATGGTTGTGGAGGCAGTCGATGCTTGTCGGGCGACCTTGGAAGTAGACACGGGCTTTGTAGACGCTGTGCCCAAGGATGCGGTTGTGGCTCTCGTGGCAAACCACGGTCATATCGGTTACCACGTCCCAGGTCGGAGTCATCAGTAATCCCGCCGGTCGAGTTCGGCGACGACGATGGCGAGCCGTTCGGCTTCCCGCTTCCTTTCCTCCGGGCTGGCATCGTCTTCCTCTTCAGGGATGGCGACGACGTGGGCGAGAGCGTACCGATATTCCTTCAGGTCCTCTGTGTGCCAGGTCTTGACCAGTTCGGCGAAGGGCTTTCGGGCTCTCGTGATCGGGGTCGGTGTCTGTGTCATGTCTTAATACTGCCATACCCAAACAGGTTTGTCAAGTCATATCGGCGATATTTCTGGATATTTCCGAAATATCTTGGCTGGAGACTGAAAGGGCATTGACGAGGGGTCACGCCTGAGCCCCAACCTCTGCCCGGATTTCGTCGCTCTTAGCGTCCATCATCTCGGCGGTGATTTCCGTCCCGGCCTCTTTCATCTCAGCGATCCATTCCAAGAGCCGGAGCCCGATTCGGCGGTCGATCTGACGCTGGTGCTCTTCCGCCACGAGGCTTGCGCTAACCTCAGCCCGCTTTTCACAGGTCTTGTAGTGCGGGGCGGCCTTGACGTAGAAGTAGGAGTGGCCGTTGGCGTAGGGGAAACAGTCGGCGAGATACCACTTGCCGGTGCGACTGCTCTCCACGAACACGACGTAGCCACCACAGGCTTGACACTCCTTCATCGCCCGCCCTTTGCCCTGGTTAGTGGCTCCGGCGTTGGCGTATCGTTGGCCGCCGTTGGGGTAGAGGACTGGCGTGAGTTCGGGCCGGGTGGTCTGTGTCATGCCGTAATAGTGCCATAGGCAAACGAGGTTGTCAAGCCATATCGGGGTATTTCCCGGATATTTCTGAAATACCTTGACTGGAGACCTAATAGCGGGTAAGGTTAGGCATGACCATCGAAATCATCCACGATGACTTTCTGATCCGCCACCTAATCCGCTTCTACGGTGGAAGCGTGGTCAAGGATAAAGAGTTTCAGCATCGGACCGTCCCGGAAGCACGAGTCGAGTTGCTGAAGCGTCTCCAGAAACGGTACAAGGTGCGGGTTACGCCTGAGGCTCGGGCCCTCATGGTCGAAGATGCTCGCCATTGGGCCCTAGAGGGCTCTCAGAGCGACAAGGTGATTGGAACCCAGGTGTACCAGTACCTCACGGCAACGGCGAATGAGGCGGTGGTCTGAGGGCCGACATCGGTAGGCCCCGAAACCGTTTGCGGGCGACCGGCAGATTGTTCTGAACGATCCCGATGCGGGTTGTCGGGAGGACGGCGGCGAGAACATCGTTGTCCTCTTGGTCGGTGTAACCGGTGGCTAGGAGGCTGGCAAGGTCGGGGAATACGTCGGCGTTGCGGTCCGTGTCCCGGTCGATGAGGTGATCTTCAAGCCCGCCATACGAGAAGATGATCCGTAGGTTTTCGGGAAGGCGGAGGGCCTGCGACTTAATCATCGAAACCTCCTTTGTGTAGGCGTAGAACAGGACTGCTGGCCTCTGGAGTGCGATGCGAACCCACCGCTCGAAGTAGTCGAGGTCGAAGAAGTCGCCTGCGTCATGGATACGGACCGCTCTCCCACCGGAGCGCACCCAAAGGTCGAGGAACCAGTCATTCGGATCGTAAGGGAGGTTGTGGGCGATGCCGGTCGGTCGGAACCGTCGGTGTCCGGTCTCTTCCAACATTTGCTGTTCCCAAGCGTCGGGGTGGACAAGCAGGAACTCGAGGTTGTCGAGGTGTCGCTCTTTGACGTTGCTGAAGTTGTAGGTGCCGAAGCGGGCGTAGCAGACTCGGGCGCATGGTCCTGCGTTCGGACAGACGTTGAACCGGGTGCCGTCGGAGAGGGTGACGACAAACGCCGGGAGGGTCCAGTTCCAAATGCCGGATTTGCGAAGTTCGCTGTTCTGGGTAAGGAGTCGGCCCGGTGAAGCGTGATGGAAGTTCATATGCGCCAATGGGATGTCTGTTCGAGCGACGTGGGGACGACCACGGGGGTCTTGCGGGTCTGGTCGATCATTAGGTCGGTGAGAGCCCAAACGAGAGCGTCGAGCCGGTCAGGTGAGTCCTGTGTTGGAACCCACGAACACATTTGATCTTCTAACTCCCGGAAGATGCCACAATGGGTGATGCGGGACTGTTCGTAGAGGGAGACGATGGGTTCGGCCCGCAACGATTTGCCTCTGGTGGCGTGAACCTCCCTGATTCGTACGGTCGAGTCCACGGTGCGGATCGTTGAAGCGATCATGTCGCCACCCTGGTTGGTCTCAACGACGATGGCATCCGCTTCCCAACGGTGGTAGGCGGCGACCGCTTTAGCGGCCCAGTCGAGCGGTGAGGCCCGCAACGTACAGTCCTCCAAGACGTAACCCCTGTTTTCGGCACGTCCGGCGACGATAATGCCGGTCTCGTTCGATGACTCCTTGGCGGTGGAAGCGGGGTCGATGGATACAACGATGCGGTCCATCTGTTCCGGGGCATCGCCTCTCATTCGGGTTGCGAGGTCGTAGGTCCAGAGTGCGCCTTCGACATCTTCGAGCAGTTCGCCCTCGAGTTCCTGCCGTCCGATTCGTGTGCCTTCGTATCTTCGTCGCAACTGGTCGAGCAACAGGGGTGGCAGGTTGTCGGCGTTGTCGTAGGTGCGTCCACGGGTGAGATGAACGGTCTCGCCGTCCACCATGCTCATAAACAGGCGCATTAGCGGAACAGGGGCCGGGGTGCCGGTCACAACGATC